TGATATTCGCCAAAGCTATGAATTCGAAGTTACTCACCTGCCTGTTCCCAAAAAGATAAAGAAAGGGGAAACCGTAGAGATTCGTTGCCGGTTGGAACGCAGCGGCTATTACGACAATGCGTCCTACCGTTTTCGTTATTTCCAAAGTGATGGTGCTGGCCAGTTGCGATTGGACAACAGCGAAGCTTTTCTGCCCAATGATTACTACGATTTGACAAAGGAATCGTTCAGCTTCTATTACACTTCTCAATCGGATGAACAGCAGGTAATTGACATTTACTTCTTCAGTTCGGAAGGAGATAGCTACACGCTCTCATTTACCTTCAATACCGACACCAGCGAGGAGGAATAATTATGACGACAATGATGGTTATTTCGTCTGTCGCCACTTGGATGAATATCATTTATTCGCTGCTGACGGCGAAGAGTGATGTTGAGTTGTGGGGTGAGGAACAGGAATAGTTTTCAGTATCCATAGAATGCTATTGTCTGTAGTTTTTGTTTTAGTTGACATTTTGAGGAAAGCCTCCGGCGCGATGCCGGGGGCTTTTCTGTGTTAAATATGAAGTATTTGCAGAAAGCGAATAAATCTTACTGCATTTCTTGTTTGCGGATAACACTATAAATACCTTGTTCTTCAGCTTGTACAATCATATATTTGTCTAATTTCTCATAGATTGCACCCAATGTCTTGCAGCCGTAACGGCGTGGTTTGTATTGGGGATGTATTTTTTTTAGAACAAATCCCAATTCGGATAATGTAACACTCTCTTTTTCGTAAAGGTTGAAAGCTTCATCAAAGATATGGGCTTCTTTTTGCAGAATAGTTTCAGAAGTATCTCCACTCTCTAACCTGATTCGTATTTTGGGTTTCTCATTATAAAGTTTAAGTTTTGCGGAGAGAGTAAGAGGCTGTTTTTCTACATGCTGGTTTTTCTCATGTTCATTATTCGCCGGAAACTCATCTTCCTGAAGTTTAGCTTTTCGTTTTTGCTCCTTTTCTTTCTTGTATTTCTCTTTTTTTATTTGTTCCTCTTTGAGTAGTTGACCAATGGATTTTACGACATCAGGTGTTTCTTTTCCAAAGCGTTTGAAATATAGATTTTCAATATGTTGCGGTAATGGCGTTTTCCATGGTTCTTGCTTGTGGTTGTCGAGTTTACTCAATTTATCGGCTTTAAATCCCAATTCGCGAGCCATTTGCACCTGTTTATCGGACAGGCGGTGCCTCTTTTGGGCTACTTTCCATTTTTCGAGTTTTACCGTATTATTCATCTATTTTGCGTTTATGCAAAAATACAGTAAATCGGGAAATTCCTCATCGGTTTTTTGTTTCTTTTTTGTCCGCGTCAGGCTCACTGAAAAAAGAAACGGGCAGAATTTTCATCTGCCCGTACATCTGTTATCATTCAGTGGTTTGCCTGTCATTGGTAAACACATACCAGCTATCCCTGTAATTCTTACCCAAAAGGTTAAATACCCCTGTATATCCGCTACTGTCGGCATATTGTTTGGCTTGGGATATGCTGTCGAACTCGCCTAGCTTTTTCAACCCGATGAATAGTTTGTACTTCTCGTTTTTCTTCCTCAGCCATTCATCCCTGCGTTGACGGCATTCCGCCAGAGTTGGCGCAACCGTTGAAAATAAATCACCGTCTCCTGCATACCTGAAATCATATTGAAAGAAGATTTGCTTTGGCCTGTGGGCGGGACGGAATGTTGTATAGTTCTCCTTCCCCTGTTCGCATACGCAGCAGCCGTTGCTGTCATTGATTGAATTTGTGTTCATATTTATTGATTTTAGATTATTGTTTCGATTTCTTTTACAGGCGTATTTTTCAATAGCCACTCTCTTATATATTCTATGTTATATTCTGATGTGATAATAGCGGTATATTCCCCGATTTGGCTACAGCGAGAGGATTCATACCCATCGACCCATTCTTTCAGATTGGCTACACCCCAAGTCTTGTAATCGCTTGTAAACATCTTGTTTATTTCCTTTATAGACTGCTCAAATGTAACCTTGACAGTTTCGTACATGTCGTCTATGATTTCCAAATGACGGAGCGAGCCGAACTCATCGGCTAACCTGCCGAATGACCAATCGCTTTGGTATGTACTATTTCCCCAGGTATGCGGTTCATCGAAACGTACTTTTACTTCTGCGGTGTGTTCGCTTATCTTAATCTCTTCGATAGTACCCGTTACCATCAGTCCCGTAAAAATGGACTTGCAACGCTTTCCTATTATGCTTTCATTTACTTCTGTCGTTTTCATATTCTTTGATCTTTAATTTTTATGTCTTATTCTTTATTTATGCTGCCAATTAGGGTATAAAGAATAAAAGGCGCAAAATTTTTCGCCAGCAAAAACACTGGAAACCGTTTATGGATAAGCATTTGATGTGAAAAAACGCACATTTTGATTTTAAAATGAATTGTACATTTTATGTTGACTGGATGTTGACTTTGATGTGAAAATGGGTGCTAAACAGCACCTTTTTTGTTGACCACCCTACAAATATACCCAAAAACGCCTAAAACCACACCTAAACAGGCATTTAGTTGCTATTGAAATGAGATATAGGTATGATATAACGACCTGTTAAACACTGGTTGATGAAGCCTAAAAATATGCATAAAAACTGCCAGCCTTCACATTTGGGTGGACAGAGGGTGGACAAAAAGCGATATAAATCATAAGTGAGTTTGTTCCTTTAGCGTGTTAAAAACGCATTAAAATACATGTTTTTGCATTGAGTTTGCACCTTTATTCTATTGATAATACATTAATTATGTAAATATAATAAACTAATAATCAATAAAATAAAGTTATTCACCTAGTGAATGATGTATTAAAAACGTGTGTGTTGCATAATTTTGCGTACAATTACATGACATTGTACCTGATGTTTGCCTGTACTATTGCAATTGCAGTAATTGAAGATAAAGGAATATCAACCGGATTGTAGTGATCATTATATGAAACCAATTTTAAATGATTTGGTTTTTCTGATTTTTGGACATATTTAATTACAACATATTCATCACCATCAATCTGATAAGATACAATGTAAATATCACCATAATGCAAATAATCTAAATTGTGAATCTGTTTATAAATAGCAATATCACCTGATTTCATAAGTGGATACATACTATCACCAGTGATGAAGATTGCACCATCGCTTTTTGTTATATATGGAATCTTAATAGTGTCGATCATGTTTTGTTTTCCGCTTTCAAATAATAACCGCAAACCAGCTGCTGCATTAATATCATATAACGGAATATCTGTGACTTTTGTTCCAATATCTATATTGTCTAAATCTGTTTTTTTATAGAGAGGTATTTTTTCTGCAACATTCAGCAATTTTTGTTCATTAATCATATTTCCCTTTCCTGTAATAAGCCATTCTAAATTTATTTCCGGATACGATGCGATTATTGTCGCAATAAATGTATCTGGAATGCTTGTATTCAGCTTATCCGCATCTAAAAACCCTCTTTTCAGACCTGTTTCTGCAAAAAATTTCTGCTTTGAAATTTGCTTATAATCAATAAATTGCAAAATTCTTTCTTTTGTTGTTGCGATTTTCATCGTATGTTATTTGTTTAAATGCGATATATATCGTAATATTGCATCGTGTTTCAAATTGAAATGGCTATAAAGATATATAAATTCTAAAAATAATTGATATATGAACCAGATTATTGTACCACATGGAGTAAGGCAAAAACTGCAAAAGATTTTTAATAAAAGTCATCCTTTTGTCCGTAAAGCACTGAACGGAAATGATAACAGCACCATTGCTAGCAAAATAAGAAAAGCAGCTATTGAAAATGGTGGTTATGAAGTTGAAATTGTAGAAAGTGAAAAAAATAGATCATTATGAAAAAGCTGGAAACTGATAAAATCTACATGTACACAGGTGAAGGAAAGAACCTGCATGTGATGTATGCCGGAATGATTGAGGACAAATATATGTTCATACCCTACAACATTCAAAGAAAAAACTATTGTGGCATACCATGCACACTGACTGAAAGTCAAGTAAATAAACATATTAATTCGAATTGATTATAAACCATTTAAAAACAAAAGATTATGGAAAAAGCAAAATTAAACATTGAACTAACATTGGATGAATGCCAAATGGTTGTTTGTGCATTGAATGACTTTGATCCAATGAAGATGATGAAGCAAGTATGTGACGAATGTGAAGCTGAAATCGGACATGAAAACAGATTCGAAGCAAAAAAGACATCTTTTATTATGATGCAGAAAGCTGAAAAAGATGCTCAAGCTGTTGAAAATGTAAAAAGTAAAATCAAAGATGCTCTACTGGTTTCTTTAAAGGATCAATTGAAAAATCTTCCATTTCCTTTTCCATTTCCATTTCCATTTTAATAAACAGACAGCCTGGAAAGACAGGCAAATGGATGTGTAGTTTAATCGGAAAAACAAGTAAAAGGCAGCGTGCTAACCCGTGCATGAAACAACAAAAAAGACTGATGGTGGTTCGATTCCACCCACATCCACAATAAAAGCAAAAATGAAGATATGAAAAAAGAGAGTCCATATGAATATCACAATAACGTTTTAGGCGTTCAGGGACGTTTTTTGTTCAGCAGTGATAAAAAGCATGAAGCACATACAGACAGCTTGTGTCTTATCTCATATAGTGGTTTAGCAAAAAAAATTGAACGTGGATCAATAACAAAACTTCGTGATGGTGGTGGTACTGAATCACCAATGCTGATCGCTTTTGGTTCTTTGTCTCCGAAATGGCAGGAAGCCATTGTTGTTGTTTGGGGTGAAGCACCAAAAGTGACCATTCAAAAAACAATAGAACGTTTCTTTGAACGTGATATGTCTGCATTTGACTTTTATACCCGATTCAAATTTGAAGATCATACCAGTCTGGAACGCTCTAAAATTGATGAATATACAATCAATGCTTCTGTTTTGAATGCTATTGGACACACTTATAAAGACCGTTATAAGATACGCAAAGAATTGCGTGGAAAGGTCAATAATATATGGCAAACATTAGCGGATGACAGTAACTGGTTCAGAGAGCAAACCGGACACACTTTGCCGGAAAATGAACGCCGTTTGCGTGAAAAATATAATGATTATAAGAAGAACGGCTATAAATGCCTAATACACAAAGGTTACAGGAAAGCCAATGCACTGAAAGTGGATGACAGGCACATTGAATTGCTGAACTATATGTTTGCCGGAATAGATCACAAACCGACCTATGCAGAAGTATCACAGATTTATGATGGTTTTGTTTCCGGTTATGTTGAAGTGATCAATGAAGAAACTGGTGAAATATATGATCCAAAAGAGTTCAGCAGATTAAGTATTTCAACTGTATGGAATCATCTTTCGAAATGGGAAAATAAGATTGGAACATATCTGGCACGTAGTGGTGACAGACAGAAATACATGGCATTGTTCAAGCCTTATCACCGACTATTACAACCAAAGTTTGCCAGTTCAATCATTTCTATTGATGACAGACAGCCAGTGTTTGAATATCTGCCTGGACAACGCATGTGGTTTTATAATGGCATTGATTTGGGATCAGAAGCATTTACATGCTGGGTTTGGGGCAAAGATAAAGCAGGGATCATTACAGAGTTTTACAGACAGATGGTGCGCAATTATGCACAATGGAATTTGCCGTTGCCAGCAGAACTGGAAGGTGAATTGAACCTAAATGCCAGTTTCAAAGATACATTTCTAAAAGAAGGCAATATGTTCCAATATGTGCGTATAGAAGCAAACAACGCACCCGGAAAGCGTATTGAGCAATATTACAGACCTTTGAGATACCAATATGAAAAGAAGCGTGAAGGCTGGTTGGCACGTCCATTTGCATTAAGTGAATCGAACCAGGCACGCACCGACAAAAAAACATTAATTCCTTATGATGAAATAGTACAGGGATGTTTGCACGACATTCAGACCTGGAACAACACAGAACACAGCAAAATCAAAGGCATGAGCCGTTGGGATGTGTTCCTGGCAATGCAAAATCCAAATTTAAGACCTATCAACTATCATGGCATCCTTCCATATCTGGGAATGAAAGAACAATCATCTGTGAATGCCGGGATCATGAATTTCAGACGTTCAAAATTCCTTTTGGGATTGGATGGTGTGATCTGCACAGGTGACAAACTGATCAATATGATGATGCAGGTTGAAGGACGTGATGTGGATATTTACTGGCTGGATGACAATTTTGGTGAAGTGTTGAAAGCGCACATCTACATTGGTGATCAGTTCATCTGTGAAGCAATTGAACAACCAGGCTACAACCGTGCAAGGATAGAGCAAACCAAAGAAGATTTTATCAACCGGGAACTGATGTCAAAATACACCAATACAATTGAAAGCTATGGACGCAGGCAGAAAAACGGATTGGAAAAGGTGACTATCATAGACAACCGACCTGTGACCATCAACAATCATTTTCAAATTCCAGGACTTAACAGCTATGTGCCACGGGTAGAATCTGGAAATGTGCTTCCAAATGTGGACGGTGGTGATCAGTTACCAGTGATCAATCAACAGTCAACAAATGGTCAAAGATCATTTAATAAATCACTTTTAAACTCCTTTTAAAAACAATTTTAAAATTATATAAGATGGAAATTACAAACCTATTTAAAGACGCAGTTGTGAAGGAATTATTGGCACAACGTGACAATTTCGGTGGATCAGATGCACAGTTTGCACGGTCAATGGACATCAACCCTTCTGTTTTCAGCAGATTGCAAAAAGGTGAACGTGAAAAACTATTGTCAAACAGTGATTGGTTGCGTTTAGGACGTGAATTGCGTGTGTCGTTGAGTGATCGCAAATGGAATCCGGTTGAAACTGATGTTTTCATGCAGATACGTGAAGAGGTGTTGTTTTGTAAACAGCATTCAAAAAGCAGAATATTTGTGGACAATTGTGGTATTGGCAAAACATTTACATTGAAATACTTATCAAAAACAGTAAAAAACTGCTTTTATGTGGATTGTACCCAATGCAAAACTAAAAATGAACTTATCAAAGCGTTGGCACGTGCTGTTGGTGTGGAACTGAAAGGAAAGATTTATGAGATCAAAGAAAACACCAAATATTATTTATCACTGCTGGATGAACCAGTGGTGGAACTGGATGAAGCTGGTGCATTGGAAAAGGAAGCATTGGGATTGGTGCAGGAATACTGGAATGCAACAGAAGGTTTTTGCGGATGGTATATGGTAGGTGCAAATGCTTTGCGCAATAAGATAGCCAAAGGTGTGAGTAAAGACAAAGATTATTTTGCCGAACTGTTTTCACGCTTTTCTGAAAATTTCAGTTCCATTGTTCCAACTGAAAAACATGAAAAATATTCCTTCTATGAAAAATTGATCCGTGATGTGCTTTCCGCAAACATCACCGACAAAAGCCAGCTGAACACGCTGGTGAAGAAATCATTGGTTGACATCAATGGCTCTATTTCAGGGCTCAGACGTGCAGAATCCTTATTGATATTACATAACGCATAAAACGGACGAATTATGGCATGGTTAGCAGTAGATGCAAATGGTACAGAACTGATCTTTTCCAATACACCAGAACGAATGACCGATATATGGCTTCCTGGTGAAATTGAACCTGATTGTGTAGAGCTACCAACCGGATCAATTAAGAAATTGACCGGAAAAGTGATGACATGGGATGATGAACCTTTTGAACTGGATTGATATATGGCACGCAGTCTGACAACTAAAAACTTATTTGAAAAAAGGGGTGGTAAACCTATCAAATTCTATAACGAAATATTAAAACTGGTTATAGGTGCAGCCACGTTGATGGGTTGTTGGATCATTTACGGATCGGAAAAGAACGGAAAGACATGGTTTGCACTTTGGCTTGCAAAACAGCTGGCATGCTTTGAGCGTGTCCACTACATATCAGCAGAAGAGGGTATTGAAGATAGTTTCAAAGAAGCCGTGAAGCGTGCAGGGATCACCACTGCTGATGATATCCTATGGGATGAATATCTGTCCATAGATGAAATCATTGAAAAGTTTAAAAAACAACGCAGTGCAAATATAATAGTGATCGACAATCTGACAATGTATGCGGACGAAATAAAGCCGTCAGAGATCAAAAAGAAACTGTTGGCTGCACTACCTAACAAACTGATCATTTTTGTGGCACATGAAGAAAGGAAACAGCCTTTTCCGGCTATTGCACGACATGCAAAAAAGATGGCTTCTGTGATCTTTCATATTGAGGGTTTGAAAGCAATCGTGACATCCCGATTTTCAACAGGTGGTGAACTGGTGATTGATGAAGAAAAATGTGAAATATATCATGGTGGATGATTATGGAAATTAGAAATATTCAATTTAACAACTGGATAAATTCAAATTATGAAGGCTTGAAAAATGAACTAAAGTATTCATATATACTGGATGAAGATGTTTTGCATGATGTATTGTTGGATATCTATAAAAATATTATGATATCTGAATTTAAAATGGCTGATATTAAATGTTTTGTGATAGACAAATACAAAAAAGCATACTGTCAGAAACTATCCAATGATAAGAAATACCTGAATTGTGAAGATCGTAAATTTGATGCAATCAGTTTCCATAAAAACAAACCAGTATCATCACGTGAAAACTATGATAGGATAAGCAAAAGCATAATTAAAAAGGTGAAAGACCTTTTGTCAATGGATGACTTCAACCTGTTTTCACTTTACATCACAAATGATTCACTTTCCATTAAACAAATGAGTGCATATACAGGCATTCCATCATCAACGCTTTATGGTAGACTAAAGAATATAAAAAAAACAATTATAAACCAATTAAAATCAACAACATGGAACTAATTATTTTTAGCAGGTTGAACACAACCGCAACACGTAATATTCAAAAGACAATCAATGTCAGTATTTATGGTGGTATAATCTATTTTTCAAAGTCAGTTGTAAAAGATATGAAACTGAAACCAGGCAACAGAATACTGGTTGCACAGCAAAAGGACAATGCAAAAAACTGGCTTGTCAGAAAAGCTGATCAATCTGATGAAACTGCATTTGAATTAAAGGATGACCAGGGAACTTTGCTTTTCAGGTGTACCAATCTAGCACGCAATATTTTATCAAAATTTGGAAATCCTAAAAGTATGAAGTTTTTGGTAGAAAAAGAACCTGTTGAAATCGGTGGTGCGCAATATGTGAAATTGATTCCCTTGATCCCAAATCAGGGTGGTGTTAAAAAACTAGCTAAATGATCATGACAACTAAAACGATAAATCCACATGCCTGGTTTTTCGCTTATGTGAATAACATGGAAGGCTACAACAAAGAATTTGCAAAGGTGATCCGGTCAGGAATCATCCTGGAATATACTGATGGACTGACAGACAGCCTGTCTGATCTGTACAACAACCATCCTGCAAAGTATATACAAATGAAACGTGCATTGGTGGCTGAATCATTCAATGATTTGGATGCTTCACGCAAACGGTTGATTGCCGTTCTGTTTTCCTTCCTATCCTGGAAAGGCACAAAGCCATCCATGAAGTATGTGAAAGCAATTGCAGCCAACGCAGCACAGGTGGATCACTTCAATAATATTCCATTGAAGAAACTGAAATCTTTATACCGGATTTTCGGTGAAAAGAAAAACAAAGAAGCTAATGAATGGGTGGATCAGGTATTATCAAATATAACATTAGATGAAGAAACAATTGACAATCAAAGAAGTGGAACAACAGATTGATCAGTGTGAAAGGTTGCTTTCAGTTCCACAAAGCATGGCAACCTGGTCAAAGATTGTAAGTATTTACAATGCACTGAAAATCAAATACTGTCAGATGAAAGGTGAAAGCCCAATTGTGACATACGGACAAACAGATCATATAATTTAAAAACCAATTAAATACAGTTTAAATCATGGCAAAGAAAAGAGTGACAGTAAAAACAGGAATCACAGAAGGTGAATTTCAGGAAGCGTTAGCGGTTTACGCATCATCTGATGCAGGCATCTGCAAAATCAATGCAGACCTGGATGTGAAGATCACAGACCTAAGAAAGAAAGTTGAAGATCAGTTGACTGATCTGACTGGCAAACGTGATGAAGCATTGGAAACCATCAAAAACTATTCTGTTGAAAACAAAGATCAGTTATTCAGCAAAAAGAAAAGCATGGAAACATCACATGGAACAATTGGTTTCCGTACTGGAACACCGAAACTGGACAAACTGAAAGGTTTTACATGGAATGCAGTGACAAACATGTTGAAGGAATTTTTGCCAGCGTATGTGCGCACTGTTGATGAACCAGCCAAAGACAAATTGTTGGCTGATCGTGACAAAGAAGATGTTGCAACCCTTTTCACTAAAGTTGGTGTGTGCGTGAAGCAGGATGAAACATTTTTCATTGAGTTGAAAAAAGAAAGTGTTGAACAATAATAAATTATATCAAAATGAGTACAGAAAAAAAATCAAATGGATCAAGTGCAGGAATTGGATTGTGTGGTGGTGTGTTCCTGGTGTTTCTAATCTTAAAGCTGGCTGAAATTGGCGTTGTTGCCAGTTGGTCATGGTGGTGGGTGACTGCACCGTTGTGGATGCCTTTGGCGTTAACCATTGTTATACTGATCATTATGTTGATTGGTTATATAATTAAAGAAAGCGTCAAAGCAAAGAAACGCAAAAAGCAATCATCTGCTTTCAATGAGAGATTGAGAGAAGCACAAAGGATGCAGGATGATCAAAGAAAAGGAAGATGGCAATGGTAGATGTTTATGGACAGACAGCAAGCAATTAACATCCTGAACAACCCAAAATCAACAAAGGCAGCGTTGCAACATGCGCTGTCCTTTGCTTTGGGAGTGGAATATGAACCGGACACAAAAGAAAAACAGCAAACGGTGTTCAATCGTTGTCAGCAGATATTTTGTGACTACTATACTAAGGAAACCGGATTTACTTATGTGTTCAAAGGTAAAGAAGGAAGGGCATTGAAGGAACTGATTGATAAATTATCACACATGATCAGTTTTCCGACTGATGACAATGTGATAGATTCATTCACTGCATTGATTCAAAATTTGCCGGATTGGTACAAACAAAATCAATTCAGTCTGCCTGTGATCAATAACAAGTTAAACGAAATTATTGCAAGTATCAACAAAAATGGAAAAGGAAAACAGCAATCAGGAGTTAGCCAAAGTTATAAAGATAGAATCCGTAACGGTTTATGATCCTGAAAAACTGAACCGGAAACTGGTGACAGTGAAAACAGTGAATGATGCGTTGAAGATAGCACATGACTATCCATCCAAATTTCCATCACTGGCAAAGATACGGACACACTATGGATCAGAAGCAACAGAACGGATCATCAAACTGTATCTGATTGAATTGACTGAACTGGTGAACCTGAAACGTCCGTTGACAGAAAAACAGATTGAAACCATTGCAATGGAAGTTGTTGCCAAACATTTTGCCATGACTATTGCAGATGTTCATGTCATCTTTAAAAAAGCCATCAATGGTGAATTTGGTGATTTTTATGAATCGTTAGACGTTCCAAAGGTGATGAAGTGGTTTGACCTGTATTTTGATGAACGGTGCGAAATAGGCGCACAGGACAGCATCAACAGTCAATTTTATGACAAAGGTGGAAACATGACATCAGAACGGATGACAACGCATTTTGATA